TGAGATCACCCTTCTCTATGCCCAGCCTCTCAAGCAATTTCTTGTGCTTCTCCTGATTCCACATTCTGAACTCAGTCCTCACAAGTGGGAGATCATCCTCAATTAGATCAGAGTAGAGCTGGAACAGCCTGACAAAAGCTGACTGTTTGCTGGGTTCGTCTGGCAGTGACGAGTAGTTGAGTAGCTGCAAATCCACAAGCCCTGCTGCCTTGGGGCTGAAAGCTTTAAGGCTCCCTGTGACACTGAGTCCTAGTCTGAGGACTTCTTCACAGTCAGAATTCCACCAGCTCATGGTCCCTTTTCCCAAATTCCTCTGGAGGCTGATGACCTGGCAGGCACTCACGAGCGAGCAAAGAGCGCCTGTGCCTCCCGCTTCTCTAATCGCTCCTAAAGATGAAGTCATGTTTGCCACTCTCTTGTGCAGGTTGTCCTCAGGAGGGTCATCATTTGCTCTGCAGACAAACTTGATGAGGGGTGATGTGATTGTGTTCCCCACAAAGAAAATGGAGTTGAATTCGTAAAGAGGGGAGATGACCACTGTTGACTTCTCCCATGATGTTCTCAGCCCAAACTTAGCGTCAACAGAATCCTTTATTATCCTGACTCTCTCTAGGACTCTATTTACAAGGATGGGATTAGATCTGGGGCTGTGCTTCCCAGGGCAGAGAGTTATGAGAATGCCCTCATCATCAGAGGAAACCTGGAATGATGTCACTGGAGTGAAGCCTATTGAAATGATCTCCTTCTCAACAAACTTTTTGAACACGTGGAGCATGGCAACATGGTACAGACTGCTTGTGTAGTGGAGAATGCCTTGCAGCATGTTCCCGTGCAGAGTGACATATGTCGAGCCTTCCTTCATCTGCGGGGCTTTCTCAAACCCCCAGAAAACCTGCCTGAGCTTTAAGATGACCTTGTCGACCATGGTCGAGGATTCTCCTTTCATGAACTCTCTAAATACGGTTTTTGGCATCTCAACCCTCTTGTTGCTCATGGTGTTAAGGGTTCTTGATATAAATGGGAAAAATTCCGCAGGAGTGAGGTGGGACAGGAGGCATGCAAACATCTTCATTAGGAAGCATTGGCACCATGTGGTCATGTCCATGGACATTTTGATTGTGAGGCAGTCATTCGGGCTGTAATTTGCCTTCACCTTTTTTGTGTGTCGAGAAACAAATTTCTTCTTCTCTTTTGGCTTTGTCAGGCACTCCTCCTCAAGATCAATGCAAATTCCTGTGCTAATGGACTCAAGAGCTGCGAGCCTCAGCCTTGATGCCATGTCTAGAATGCTTATCTCCCTGACTCCACCAATCTGGTACTTCCTAAATATGCTGACAATGATGTAGCCCTTGAAAAGCTCCTCAGAGTTGTACAAACAGCCCAGGGACTCCATCAACATTACGCCCATGAGGAGGGGAAGCATGGAGTACAATGCAGCAAAGCATTTCGTTCTGACAGCCATGAGCCCTTCAACGGTTTTCTGAAGGACATTCTTGGCGTTCCCGGTGAAGATAGAAGTGGTGCTTGATTTGGTGGTGGCAAACGACTCTAGAGTTGTTGAGGCGAAAGTGCCTAGGCTGGAGAGCCTATAGTTGTCTCTGTCAGAGAGTGCTGACCTGCTCCTCAAATCCTCCTTGATGAGATCTGCTCCCATTTTGATGAATCTTGGGTCGAATTCATAGAAGTCTCTGGGCAGATTTGTCTCGGGCCTCCAGCTTTCAACCTCGAGCTTCCCTCTGAGGACATCTTCCATTTTTGCAAGCTTTGAGAAGGCTTTGATGGATCCCACGTGATCTGAGCCTTCGTCCTTGTTGTGGAGCATGCAAACGTAGCAAGATAGGAGGAATTTCTCTGAGGAATCGATAATGAACCCAAAAGGAGACGGAACATGAGGCAGGGGGTCAAAGAGCCTTTCCGTGTCATCAATCACAGTTTCCTCTTCATCGTCAGAGGCCTCTTCCTTCCTTTCTGCCTCTTTGTACTCAACTGTTTGGCATTCTTCCCCTTTGTGCTTCGACCTGCAGTAGCAGCATGTGACAGGAGTCTGTGGGGCCACCTTGAGGTATGAGGCCTTGGTGCTTCTGGAGTTTATCTCTAAATCTGCCAGGTGCCACCTTCTCATAATCCACATCAAGACTGGAGACCTAATGATATCTGGGAGCTTTGAGACTATCTCCTCCTTAGGGTACATTTCTGGAGGCACGCTTGAGAAGACCTTCATGTAGTAATACCTGAACAGCTGGAGGGTTGTGCTCGTGTCCTCTTTATCTTCAATCAGGATGAGAGACAGCGCTTTGATACTGTGTGTTACCTGTTTTTCCCATAACGAGTCAGTTCTTCCGGGCTCTAGCCCTGTCATGCTCAAGGTGTCAGCAAGGAGAGACCATAGGCTCATGACTTGAGAAGGAAGGTTCACGAGGTGGCTGAGTCGATCTTGGTCCATGCTGATGAAGTCTGTGTACCGCCAACAAGAGTCGAACATTTTTGTGTCTTCAAAGATTCCTGGGGCATACTCGCAGCCTTTGAAGAGAACAG